GAAGAGTAGTATGTAGCTTTGGCCACTTCTTCGAGAGTGAGTCCGCGTTCTCTGCGGATCTCGCGCATCCTGTTACCCTTCTTTTGGTTATGATTGGCCATGCAGTCTCCCTTCTATCGTCTCTCAGGTATATTTTTCGAAGTAAGTGTCTCCTGTGAGGTCATATATGCACCTGCAGGCGACTTCTAATAGTTCTAACGGGTCCTTCTTGCCGAGGTTCTTGATGATGAACTTGCGCGCCTCCGAACTATCCTTAATTCTCCGGGCTTCTTCTCGAAGCATATTCTGATAACATGAGTAATCGTTTCGAAGGTCTTCCTCTGTGAGTTCCGGTCTGAATCTTTCTGCCCACGTCTGCTGTTCTTGCCCTGGAATGTATCTGTTTCCCATAAAGCCTCCTAAAAATCAAACGGGCATCTGTCCTGGTCTTTCTCATCACATAACCCACACAGGTCACAGAACGTCTCAGCTTTCTCTGTTATGCTGATCGCCGGAGCACTCGGAGGCAAACCGGGGGTCGATTGCTTGATTGTTAGTTTGTTATTGTTGGCGCCTCCGAGGGCTTCAGCTTCGTTCCTATCGTCTATCTCTAATAACCACACAGCCCTTTGCTTGAGATCTTCAATATCTCCGGGAGTTGGCCAGAATCGATTCTTCCTGAGCTTGGTGTAGATGTAGCAAGCCTTGTTGATGATCCTTGCATCGTCATCATGGAAGAAAACCAGCCATGTGTATATGAGATCGTCGATGTTATTCGGCTCGTTCACCAGATGGAGCATATGGAGATCTCCCAAGACCTTAGTGACTTCCGCTTCTGTCATGCGAGCCCCCTCTCCTCGAGTCTCTTATAGTAGGGATTCTCTGAAGTCTGCTGCGTGGCTCTGGGAGCTGGAGCGGTATTATCCTTGAGTTCCCAGATTCCTTGCCAGCCGTTCTTGATCGACTGAACGAACAGCTCTGTCATCTTATTGGGATCGCCCTGAGCGAGCTTGAAAGCGTCATTGATATTCTCTTTCAAAGCCCTATCGGTTAGAGGCTTCTTGCATCTCTGACGCATCTTGATGAAGTCGATGATTGCTTCTCTCAACTCCGGATTTGCATAAATGAGATCAGACGAGTCGAGAATCTCGTTGAACGTGGCCATCGTCGATTCGGCTTTCTTTCTTTCTTTCTTATTATTTGTTGTAGTTATTTGGTAGTTATTTGGTAATGGTTTGCCCTTTTCGGAACTTGCATTTGCCCTTTCGGCACTTTCCATTTGCCCTTTTGGCATATTGCAAGTGCCCTTTTCGTCCTCTTGCATTTGCCCTTTTGGCATATTGCTATCTGGCTCTTTAGGCTCTTCTATATTAGAAGTAAGATGAAGGTCAGCATACCATCTTGTACGGTCTCTCTTATTCTCGTTGAAATTGCCAACTTTGATATATCCCTGCTCTTCGAGCTTATCAAGTCCGGCTCTGATCGCTTTGACTCCCAGATAAGGGAAAAGCTCCTGATAAGCCTTCATTGAGTTATAGGTCCAGAAGAGACCGTCATGCTCGTTTATCTCGTTGGCCTTATTCTTCAAGCACCAGTATTGAATGTTCTTATAAAGGATCGCGGCGACGATGCCTACGTCCTGAGCGACATCAGTATCGAATGAGTTAATCATAGCTGCGGACCTTCCTTCTCGCCTCCGAACCCGTTATTCTTCAACAGTTCAACGAACTTTGGCTCAACTCTTATATAATTAGAATGATCTCTCGCATCTCTTACAGCATCCGGAATACGATCGAGAACTCGATCGGCATTGTTTTTGAACATACTTTCAAAGATTATCCATATCAGCCTATGAAGCTCATTCAGTACAGTAATCGGATTGCCGGATACTTGGATATCTAAACATTTTTCGTTATCCTTCATTTCAGCGTGAATCATGACAAGCCCTCCTGATTCGGGTACTTAATATCGGAATCGTTCTTGTGATAAATAATCACGCGGTCACACTGCTGGTCGAGCTTGCGGTCCAGCTTCCTGATCTCTCTCTTGTTGTTTGTGATATCTCTGTCGTAAGTAAGAAGAGCTTCTTCTATGTCTTCGATTCTCTTCTTGGTATTGAAATAAAGACCCAAGCCTCCGACTGTCACGCAAATAGCGGCGGCTATGACGAAAAATAATATGATATCCATGATCGTTGACCTCTTTTCATTCCTTAATTCTGAATGTTTCATCGAAAAGGCTCGGCTCGTACTTAACTCCCAGAACTTGCTTCAGTCTGATGTTGTTGTAGATCGCGACCTTTTCCTGATCTGTGAACTGCTTAATCCCTCTCAGGCAGTCCTGTGCTCTTCTCGGGCTCATACATCCTGCATCTGCCAGTTCCTGCATCGTGGAGAAATATCTACCAAGTGCCGGATAGAGCCCCCCCGAAGCCCTCATGCTTCCTCCGTTCGCGTTTTCGCAAGTCCGTCTTCAAAAAAATAAAGATAGACCATGCTCTTCGGAATTTGTAAAGCTTGGATAACTCGGATCATCTGATTACGATCCCAGTTACCATCCTTTAGATGGTTATTTACTGTGTTTTCAGATACCTTGATAACCTCCGCGAACTTCTTAATAGAGCCATATTTCGCTCTGATTAAGAACTTTAAGTTGTCTGCGTTCTCCATTCGTTGCCTCCTCTCTTCGTGGCGTTCGCGTTTGCGTTAGCGTAATTTGATATTAAGCAATTATTTTCGTGATGTCAACAATAATTTGCGGTAACGCGAACGATGTAATAAAATTGCAATAACAGGAGGTTAAGAAGATGGACTTTAGAGATAGATTAAGAAAAGCGATGAATGACAACAATCTTAACTCTCGCGAGCTCTCGAAGCGCTGCGGACTTAGCGAGGCATCTATATCCCGTTACCTTCTTGGACAGATGGAGCCCAAAGTAGATGCCATTAAGAAGATGGCTGACGCTCTGCGCGTTGATCCCGTATGGCTTATGGGAATAGATAAGGAAGAACCACACTTGGACTACTCCGTGAAGGTAGGCTCGATGGCTTTATTACTCGAAAATATGACACCATCCGAGCAGGATCAGGTCGATAAGTATATCAAGTTCTTAATTTCTCTACGCGGAGGTGATGAGACATGACACCAGTGTGGGACGGCAAAAGGTGGCGCATTCGTGTAATGGTAGAGGGAAAGACTCATTCCTTTTCTTGTAAGACTCCAGGAGCTAAAGGTAGAAAAGAAGTCACCCGAAAATATAATGACTGGCTCTACAATGAAGCCAGCGGAGAGAAGACCTTCGGCCGCGTGGCTGATGAATATCTCGACGATCTTGAAGCCAGGAACGGCAAGACCTCCGGCTCATACATACAGAGCGAGTGCTATATCCGCCTTTATTTGCGCCCTGTGCTCGCTTCTCGTAAGATGTGTAAACTAACCCTCCGAGATTATCAGAACGTTATCAACGGGGCTTCTGGCGCGTCAGGAGAGCCATTATCACATAAGACGCTCTCCAACATTCGCGCTATCCTCATGGGAATCATCAAATTCGGCTATGCCGACTATCAGTGTGAGCTGCCTCGTGGCGAGCTTTACATCCCTAAAGGACATCTTCGAAAAGAGAAAGAAATCCTTCAAAAGAAGGATATTGTCCGATTATTCGAACACTCTGAACTATGGTATTGGAGAGCTTTTTGCTTCATGACTATCACCGGCCTCCGACCTTCCGAGTGCCTCGGTATTCAAGTCGGGGATATTGAGCAGGACTGCGTCAGGATCAGACGCGCGGTCAACTCCCGGAACTACATCACCGATGGAAAGAATAAGAACGCTCGGCGAACGGTCCCGATCGGAGCGACAGCTCGCGCCATCTTGGATGAGGTCATAGAGAGAAATGCCAGGCTTAACCTCCGAACAGAATGGGTGTTCTGTGCCGTTGACGGTTCGCACGGGAACCAGTGCACGATGCGCAACCAATGGAGCAGGCTGAAAGCCGAGAGGAATCTCCCTGGAACGCTCTACTCCTTCCGTCACACGTTCGTCTCCATGATGAAGAACTCACTCCCGGAGGCTTCCATCAAGGAATACATCGGCCACTCTGCGAGCATGGACACATACGGTACATACGGCCATGAGGTCAGTGGTGACGCTAAGAAGGCCGCCGAGATCATCGACCTGACTTTCAAGGAATTTGACCATAATTTGACCATAGGAAAATAAAAAAGCCTCGGAAGCCTTATACTTCCGAGGTTCTTCGTGGTGGAGCATACGGGGCTCGAACCCGTGTCTGTATCGGCACACGTTCTGAAAAACGCCTATTTTATGGGGTTTCCATGGACAGCACTTTTCGAAAGTCCGCCCAGTATGGACAAATTTTGACCAAGATTTTGCCCAAAACTTAAATCCATAATTAAAAAATTCACTTATTTTTTTAATTGTTTTTCACTTATTCTTATTTTAATTAACCATTTTTTATTTAAGTTAATGAATTGGTTAATGAATTAAGGCAATAAAAAACGGGGCACGCAACCCCGGAATCCACGTTGAGCTCTTGAGACATTCGCCTCTGGGATTCCTCTTCATTATATTTCAAGCAATAAAAAAAGACCACACCCTGCGCGGAGGATGTGGTCGATTCATCAATTTAAGTAAGGAGTTAAGTTATGAACATATGTAATCTACAGAAACGCAGAAAGAAGCCGCGCCTTCGTTTCATCAATAGTTCGCTGATAACAGCGCGCTCCATGTTTTCTGTCCGCAGATGCCGTCGTCTTTTATACCCGACGCCTTCTGGAAGTTCTCGACTGCACACTTGCAGTTTTTCCCGAAGTCATGATCTACGGTCAAGGCTCTGCCGTTGGCTCCCTTGAAGCCCAGAGCGTTGAGCAATGTCTGCATGGTCCCGACCTCGGCGCAGCGTGATCCCTTCTGTAATACTGGCATTGTAATATCCACAGTATTGGCCTCCTTCTCTTCGTCTTTTTCGTATCTGAGAACATAGTCCCAGCCGTGAGCCGGAATATAGAACTTTCCGACGGCCACTTCTCTTTTTGTTTGATCGCCGGTCTTACCGCCTGTCGCGGTGCCCTTCTCGTTGATTGAAGCCTGGACGATCTTACCGTTCCCGAGATAGATGATCGCGTGGCCATATGTCTTCTTATCTCTCACATAGTGATAGAAGAGGACGTCCCCTCGTTTGAGCACTGGTTTCACAGGCTTAAAAGGAATGACCGTGAAGCCGCATTTCTCGAATCCGCTTTTAAGATTTCCCGTGTAAGTGGCTCCGGCTCTCTTGACTGGGATCCCTGCGTGTTCATAGCAGAGCACTACGAGGGAAGAGCAGTCCACATTCGGGAGCCAGCGATTTATCTGGTCATAGCCGTGAGAATCGTCATTCGCAAGTTGAACAGCGAACTCACAAGCTGATTCAATTACCTTTCCCATCTTCAGATCCTCCGTCGTCGATAGTCTTCCCGGCGCCTTCAAGCAATTTCTTAATCCATTTAGGGAGCGCGGTCGGAGCTGCCTGATTTATATTCTCGATGATCGAGATTGCTTCATTTATGACTATATAGCAGCCGACGATCGTTCCGATCGGCATCGTGAACGGGAGCTCGAGTGAGATCATCCCCAATAAGATCGGAATAAATAAGTCCATAAAGATTCCAAACGCCAAAGCCAGGATCAGTGCCATCTTCTTCCAGAAGCCTATCCATCCGACTTTGCTGGAGATCTTCTCCCCGGATGCCATCGCAGCAACAAGCCCCGATATTACATCCATACATATAGCGACCAGGACGCAGATGATAACCGGGCCATAAATGCCCCAGAACGAAGCAACGAGCCCCGTGAAGAGACTCGCTGCAAATTTATAAACTGAATTATTCATGATCTTAACCCCCCTTTATGAAGCGAGTTCAGTGATTAAATACGTAAGCTTCATTGTAAGATCGGCGCTCTTTATAACAGCCGAATCCAGATTATTAACAGTTGATACATACGGAAACATCGTCTTGAGCATATATCGTGTTGAATTTCCTTGGCATGACAGTCCGAGCAGGTCACCATAAGCATTAGCGTTCAAGCTAACCTCGTTATTGCCGTTTCCCCACTGCGATCTTCCAAACTTCGTGCACCTTGCCACATAGAACTTGTCGTTATGGAAATACAAACAGGGCTCATTCGCGCCTGCACCATATCTTGAGGAGAACTTATAAATATCTCCGTTCGGTAAAAGCGCCGAGACACCATTTATAATTTCCTGCTCAAAAGTCATAATTCCGCTCGGTAATTCATACTCGAATATCTCTGCTTCTGAACTACCAAGAAGATTACACTTGAACATCTTGAGGACACTGTTTGTAACTCCAAGCATAAACACATAGTCACCGACTATCGGACATACATCTTTCTGTAAATAATCGTTGTAATAGCCAACCAAATAAGTGCTGAAGGTGACACCCGAAAACGTCCTCGGTCTTGATGTCACTTCCCAAGTGCTTGTGCTAATCTCATAGTCGTTAATAGTGCCACCGTTCCATGTGATGAAATGAATAGCGTTCCCCGTGTATGAAATACTCACATTGTTTCTTGCATAATCGGCAACTGTTTGTGTGATAGTATGCGTGGCAAGTAACTGTGGCATAGTAGCAGGAAAGCGATACATAAAGTGCATCTGCTTTGTTGACAGTAAGTATTCCTCAACTGTGATAACTCCATTGGAATATGATACGAAATAACCAATCTCTTTTTCCCAATCAACTATCGTCATTCTTCCTGTAAGAAGGTTTGCAACATCACCCGAATCAAAAAGCGTATCGTCAATCCCTGTTCCTGTTGCTGTAATATCGCCATCAGATATTTCAGCGATTCCAAACTGATGCTTTGTAAGACAAATCGATGCGATACTTCCGTTTCCTTGGTTTGTCAGCCAATCCCATACAAAACGGAAGCCTTCATAATTAGAATTAGGTGATGATATAATGCCCGATTCTGATGCGTTAAATGAGCCTCTTTTCTGATACGTTCCCGAATAAGCATCATTTCCTGCTTGTGCCGTAACATTTGAATTACCTGCTATCATCGAAAGTGAAGCATCGTTTGGATTATCCGTGAGCAGGCAGCCTTCAAACCATTGCTTTATCGGCATTATCTTATTTGAAGGAATCAACATACCAAGATTGCCCTTCGTAACAACATTCTGTCCCCAAGGTGTAATCGCATTGTGTTTTTCGATTCTCTTAACAACCTCTCTCTTAATCCTGTTATTAACCTTCTTCTCTCTTGCCAGTTCAAGAATTGTATTTCCCTGTAAAGCCATTTTTTGTTCTCCTCCTATTAACCAAATTTCGGATATTGCAAAGTAGTATCGCCCGTGTCCGCCCACATATTATTCTGTCCTTCTTGAGTTAATGGCTGAATACCACCGAGAGGGATAATAATACGATTCTGTACAGGTAAAGCCGCATACTTCCCTGTCAAATAAGTAGTTAAAGCACTTGCGTCACCTGAAAAAGTTGAATCGTGAATATACAAATAAGTTATATTATCTGTATTTCCTGTATATATTGAATAATCGGGAACATTTGCTAAAGGTCTGCCATCAGATATTACTTGATAAACTTCGCAATCAAACTCTAATCTTCTCGCACCTCTTAAATAAATATTAGATATACCATTACTCTCAAATCTATCATACTGGCTATTATACACCCAAGTAAGCGAACCTAAATCAATGGCAAGCTGTGAAGCCGTAACCACACCCTTCAACCAATCAATAGAACCGCTATAAATATTCTGTCCAAAAGTGATTGTATATGCGTCGCTATTTGCCGTCAGTGTACCGCTTGAAAATGGGTGTAATGTTCTCGGATTACTCGGTGAAGGAGTGCCGCTTCCTTCTTGATAACCTGATATAAGCGAAGTGCAAGACTTTAACGGCAAGCCAGCATACTGTGAGTTGAATGTAACAATAGAGCCTGTGAGCGAAGGGAAAGTAAGATTAGGCTTTTTATTGCTTTGTACTAATATCGCCATACAATCACCTCACTATTATCGCCACAGCCACATTGGAAGCCTGTTCATCGAAGGTGAGAACCACCGAGCCGACAGTCGTTGTTATCGTGTTATACAAAAGACCGCCCTCGGTATAGACGGAAATCAGCGAATCTGCCGTGATAGCAGAATCGGTGAATGTCAGCGATGTTGAGCCTGCTGTCAATGTCGCTGGCAACTTCTTACCTGCTACCTCGTTAATTGCCCCCACCACAGACTTGGAGGTCGTTCTATCAAGACCGCTATATGTCTGTGACCTGTTCACGAAGTCACCTATATTTTCCGCACTTACCTTTGAGGAAGCACCGTTATTCGCCTGCAAGAAGTAAGAACTCTGGTCTACTGTTCCTGCGGTAAATGCCGATATTTTCTTATCACTATCAGCCATTATTCATATCCTCCTTCACTTACTATATTAAACTGTCCATCCTCACTAACGATGTTGAAATCATCGTCCTCGGAAACGATATTGAACTGTACATAAGCCGTTCTCAATCTTACATTATCCGACAAGCCGACAATATCCTGTCCACCAGTGAATGCCGTAAACGTATCAGCAAGGCTGATATTCGGATAAGGCAAATCTGTCTCGATAGAAACGACTGTATCGGAAAGACCGACAATATCCTGTCCACCGATAAAAGGCTCGAATTCATCAGTAACCTCGATGTTCCCGTCAAACTTAACAGAGCCAACCAGCTTCTGTCCTTTCAGTAAGGCATGAAGATCTCCGATAGCGACAGAAGCCGAGCCGCCACTAACAGAAGCTCGTACTTCCCAATAATGTGTGATGCCGCCCTCTACATCGAGCAGCCAATATGGATGCGGCATTGAATGATAACCGCTTCCCCATGTGTCAACAGGCTCATAGTCGAACTTGACCCCATCGAGATAGTATTCATATGTGATCTCCACATCGCCATCGCTGGCATCGATGTCCCACTTGACCTCATGCCACAATTCAACTGTTGTTGTATCAGCTGTCGCAAAAGCTATTCTGTATAGCCTCTGTGGTGTTGTTGTAAGGCTAATAGCCTGCGTATTGATAAATGGATAGTAAGTGATCCCGGATTCCTTCGACTGCTTCAGCGCGGTCGTGAGAGCCTTATCCGTTCTTGACTTTCCTGCGGTAAGGTTAGGATCGGCTCCGAAGCCCTTCATCGAGGTTGTCGACTTAAAAGTCCAATCTATCGCCATTACGCAGCATGTTATTTTTTCAGATCCTGCGACTCCGCCCTCGCACTCGATCAGGTCGCCAAGTTCGAAGACCGGGCAGTTCAGAATCGCGAGCTGGAATGGGACGTAAGCGATCGAATGAGCCACTTCCGCAAGTCTCTGACGCTGTGCATTCTTAACCGCATCGACACCAAACTGCAAAAGCGGATTAGCGCCGATATTGATACTTATACCGTCAGCCGCGCCCTCGGCAAAGTAGTACATCGGAGAACCTGAAGCTGAATCTGTGATGACGATTCCGTCATAGTTCGTGATATAGTCCGAGAAGACAGAGCCGACGACTCTGTCCTTCGCTTCGAATTTGAAGACAACCTCCGAATCGGCAAAAGACTTGATTGTCAGCTTGCCGTCACCGGTAGCCGTCGCAAAGCCTCCGACGGCTGCCGCGATCGCTGATACAAAGTCTCTATAAGTCGTGATGTCATTCGGCTGAATGAGTCCAAGAATCTCGGTACCGTTCGGAAGAGCTGCACACTCTTCTTCTGTAATTCCGAGAAGAACACCTGTGTCGTTAGACACGAGTGTCAACATTCCGAAGATCTGTCCTGATGTCTGTTCAAAGTTGATCGGAGTGTCGAGATCAGCAAGACAGTCGTAAGATGTGATATTAACACCGGAAGCAGTCCACTCAGCCTTCCCGATCGTACCCGTGAGAAGATCATCAACCCACTCGATCGTTCCTTCGTCATCTATCTCAAGACCGTAGTCGAGCTTGATTGGAAGTCCTCTCCAGGAATAGCGTGGAATATTAAGCCCCCAGAAAGTAGCTGTCAGCTGACCGATTCGTGCAGAGCCAAAAGTAACATCCTTTTTATCGGAACACTGATTCTGATAGGCCAGATGTATGATGTTCTTATCTACGAAGCTGACTCCGCCGACATTTCCGCGAACATGTTCGACGCGCTGCGGATCTTTAATCTTCGCTTTGAAAGCTTCGCTGAATTGTCTCATGCTTTATTCTCCTTCGAAATTGACGGAAACAGTCCATAGGCCCTGAGTTCCGCGCGTATATTCGGAATCTTCAACCAGTTCAGGACCACCAGCGAGCCTTAATCGACCGCTTACAGCTTCAGCGCCATCAATACTGACCATCACTGAAGCTGTTTGGCATAATCCGATAAGCGTGTCTCTTAATCTCGATGAACAATTCCAACTTGCCGCGAATGTCAGACGATCAAGTCGTTTGATATTCGACATCTGAGTTCCTGCCTCCGATGTGAAAACATTCTCATCAGGAGGATAGTTATATGAGAACTTGGCCGGATTCGGCATCACAGTGCCATTTATCGAGATATATCTCCCGAGCATATCAATTTCCTCCTGATAAGTAGTATTCCGTGTTCATAGCGTCCACAACGACAGAGCCGACTCTGGTCGTACCCATATACAGATTGATAACCGAAGGCATACCGCCACCGGCAGAACCTATCGAGTTGAGAGCTGAAGCAATCCCTGCGAGCTGTCCGGAATAGTCCTGAGACATTCCGTTGTAGATGATATTTCCCTGCTGAATCAGAGCTCTTTCGAGAGCTGCATCTTCGCTGTTCATGCCGTTGATAAACTCCTGGACCATGTCGCCGCCCGACTGGTCAAAGTCTGAAAGCGGTCCCTTGTCAGGTACACTAAAGTGTAGGTAGTCTGCGATCGTTTGCGCGACGTTCGAGACTGTGTCTCCTAAATTTCCGAGCATAGACTGAACTCCGTCGATTAAGCTCTGAACTAAATCGACACCCCACTCGAGCGCGTTGTCTACCAACTGCGGACCAAGTTCAGCGAAAGCCTCTAAGATTTGCGGAATAAGGTCAATTACTCCTGCGAGAATGTCAGGAGTAGCGTCAACTAATCCCGTGACTATTCCAAAGAATAGTTCCTGAGCCGCGAGAATTAGTTCAGGAAGATGATCAATCAATGTTGACGCTATTAACAAGACCGCATCGACGATCGCAGGGATAAGTTCCGGCATCGCCTGAGCGAGGCCCTGAATGATTGCAAGAATGATCTCAATCGCTGCCGTGATTATCGTCGGAAGATTCGTGACGATGAAATCTGCCAGACTGACAACCAGTTGCGCTATCGTTGGAGCGAGATTTCCAAGATTATCGACTATGCCCTGCGCCAGCGTCATGATTAGATTGCTCGCCGATTCGATGATGGTCGGCAGATTATCGAGAATCGCTGTTGCGAGAGTCCCAATGATCGTGCCTCCGAGTTCCAGAAGCACTGGAAGATATGTGTTAATTATCTCAAGCACCTGCGGAACCATCGTATCGATGACGTCACCGAGCTGGCTTATATCTCCATCAGTGTCAAGAACCGCATTCGTGAACTCATTCAGAAGGCTTACACCTTCGCTCGACAAGTCTGTAAGGACAGGAAGCAGGATCTGACCGATGGCATTTCTTGCCGCCGTCGCGCCGTTATTCAGACGCTGCATATTGTCGTCAAGAGCCCCGAAAGCATCGAGCGTGTCACCGCTCATGATATATCCAGTCTCTTCAGCTTCCTGTCTTAACTCTTCGAATGCTCCGGAGCCTGCCTCGATGAGAGGGTTCAGCTCCTGCGCAGATCTGCCGAGAAGCTCCATCGCGGCTGCATCTCGTTCAGTCTCATTATCGATCTCACCAAGTGCATCGATGACATCCCAGAAGACATCCTCATTGTCTCGGAGGTTTCCTGCTTCATCCGTGATAGACACTCCAAGAGCCTGGAAGCCTTCGAGAGCCGATTCGGAGCCTTCGTTTGCGGAATTCATCGTTCGCAGGAGCCTTGTCATGGATCCTGTCATCGTGTCTGTGGAAACGTCGAGCAGTTCGGAGGCGTAGTTCATCGCCTGGATTGTCTCGGTCGATATTCCCGTAACTATCGAAAGCGTCAGGATCTCGTCAGCAAGGCTTGCCGTCTCAAGAGTTGCACTTCCAAGTGCCACGGATGCAGCCGTGACTGCTGCGACCACTGCAGTGATCGCAACGACCGCGGCCTCTGCTGCACCTGCAACAATTTCTCCCCAATTAAGGAAAGACTCACCGCTTTCCTCTGCAGCTTCTCCTGCCTCTTCCGTAGAGTCAGCTACATCGCCAGCTGAGTCTGCCGCTTCATCGAGTCCGCCTGCAGCTCCGGATGCCTCCGATTCGAGTTCTCCGAGTCTGCTGGATGTCTCCGAGATCTGAGCTGCGAGTTTTGCATATTCTTCCTGGCTGATCGTGCCTTCTTCGAGAGCCTGTGCAGCTTCGACAGCTGCACTCTGCTGAAGTTCGAGCTTGTCAGCCACCTGTTCGACCTGCTTGGCCAAAAGAGCTTCCTTCTGGGCGAGCAGTTCTGTGTTTGTTGGATCTAATTTGAGAGCCTTGTCGACTTCGCGTAAAGCGGAGTCAGTATCTCTTATTTGTTTATTGACCGAGGACAGGGCTTTTCCCAGTTGGGTGGTATCTCCCTTGAACTCGATCGTGATGCCTTTGATACCATTTGCCATATACTACCTCACCAAAAGGAATTGATATCGTCCTGTGTTGCCTCGTAGGGGTAGTCATATGAGTCATTGTCTTGTTCGGTCATTATCTCGTATAGGAAGCCGAGAGTGATGTAATTCAACTCTTCTAAGCTGAATCCTAATTGCTTAGCCCTGAGCGTTATCAGAGCTGTCGTCAGGTCTCGGGCTCTCGGCCTTCGGCGTTTTTTGCGTCGACGTTCTTGTCATCGGCATTACCTCGCCACAGGTTGATGATCTGCTTCATCGTCTCGGGGTTCTGGAAGGCTCCTGGCTCAAATTCAGCAAGCCACTCATAGTAGCTTATGCGATTGATCTCCAAGAGCTTGTCGACTACCTTGAGCTCTGCCTGCTTGGCCATGACGAATGCGAGCTGTGTGAAGAGCTCTGTCTTGTCTGATGCCTGCTCAAGCTCTGAATTCGTCAAAGTCTTGGCCGTCTTGCCGGCAAGATTTCTCAAGGATGTGATCTCGTGGATGAAGTCCACCTTGAAGATCTGTCTATATAAAATTGGCGTGAAAGCATTTGACGCCATTGGAATTTCTTTCTCATCTATCTTTATAGTTCTAAGCATAGTCAATACCTCGTTTTAATAAAAATAGCCCGGAGGACATCCCCCGGGCTTGAAGAGTTCTTAAGTCTCTTACTCTTCTCCCTGAGCGTTCTGGTCTCCCTGAGCGTTCTGGCTGTTCGTGAACGAAGGAGTATAGACACTATCGAACCAGCTGTTATATGTAGCTGTTCCGGTCGTATCTCCTGTGTGGAAACGAGCCAAGTTATCATCAGGCCTCGGAGAAGCTTTGAAGTTGAGTGTTCTGGTCTTAGGCTGATTTCCGTCGGTACCAGTAGTCTCGGCAGAGATTCCGGGCTTATTGAAGAGAGCCTTCGGGACACAGTATCTGCGGCCACTGTTATCGCCGTCGATCTCGAAGAGAAGCGCGACATACTTGATTTCATCATTAGCATAGTCGCAGATGACACCGTTGTCGTCCTTTCTTGCACCGAGAACATCGGTCTCGAATGCTTCAGGGATCTCGGCGCACTCAAAGTCACCATCGAAGCCCTGAGAGGAGCCCTGCACGATGAAGTAGTCCATGTCATCAGCTCTGAAGACAGAATTATCTCCGGAAGCTTCGTTGACATTCAGACTTACAGCTCCCGGGAACGGCACAGGTGTGCCATAGACGGAAGTTGTAACACCGCTCTGAGTAGTCTCAGTGACGATGGCTGTGTGAACATTTTTCAATCCGTAACGGACCTTGTTCTTTCCCATGTCTTTTACCTCCAAAAAGTATAAGTTGAAAGATAGAATGTCTGATCGTCGTCATAAGATTCGTTCTTATTCCAGAACAGACCAAGCGAGTTCAGGATCTCTTCGATCGCTGCTTCTTCCGTCTCGCTTTTCTTTAGTGAATAGTAATCGAGTTCGATTCCGAACTTCTCAGAATAGACTTTTGAGTCTGCCGCAAAGTTATCCGAGCCCGAACCTCGAGCCACAAGATAAGGGAGCTTCGTTCCAATCGGAGCAGCCCCATAGAAATATCGATATCCACTGAATGCGGCTTTTAGCTCTTGAAGAGTAATCACTGATTCAATCTCCTCTCAATATTTTCTTCGGCCAAGAAGACGAATTCTGATATACCGGCTTCTTCTGCAGGCTGGATATGAGGCTGAGCCGGAGCTGATCCAACTTTCTTACCTGCGACAATGACATCATGACCTTTTTCGAGCAGCTGAGTATATCCGGGGAGCTTCGAATTATGTACGATGTAAGCTCCGTCCTGATATGTGACTTTCCATCCCTTCGCGTAATTGCCTTTGCGCTTAGGGCTTGTCCTCTTAAGGCGCTTCATCGTGTCGTTGGCCGCTTTCTTGGCAGCATCTTTTGACGCGGCTCTCACGACAGCCTCCGAAGCATTAAGCAAGTTCAGAACCTGATCCTCAAGACTTCCACCTTTAACAGTCACGTTACTCATTTATGCTTCTCCTGTCGCGCCGACCTCTCGTTCTACATAAAGCTCAATATAGTTCTCATCCGGATGATAGGTTCTGTAAATTGAGAATCTGTCTCCCAGATACTCGACTATCGTCTGGCCACTGTAAATGAACGAAGAAACACGGAAAACATATACAGGACTCAAACCGTCCTGCTTGCCCTGCATAAACTCACTCTGCGTGACTTCCCTGACTTCTGCGATGATATCAACAGAAGCAGCTGAAGCTTCGGGTTGACCGATGTCATCTGTCTGACCACTGTAAGTATCAGAGATCAGTGTGAGTTTATTGATCCTCGTCATCGTCGCTACCTCCGCCGACGTTAGCATAATGCGAACTCATCAGCATCTTCGTCTTAAGATCGTCATAGGCGATCTTGTACTTGTCTTTCCTTGTGGAATCCTTCTCGAATGAGTAAAGACAATAAGCTATGATCGCTTCCTTCTGAAGCGCGTCCGCTTCTGCTGCAGTAAACGGCTTGATGTCCGTCGTCTGCGTCAGATCAAGGATAGCTGCATCGATATATCTCTGGAACTCGGTATCAACATCCTGTCCCAGTGTGCTGCTGATTCTTGTCAGAGCGAATCTGACTTCATCTAAAAGCGCCATTTCTTATCATCCTTTCTTTGTTGATTTCTTCGTGGTCTTCTTAGACGGCTTAGGATCCTCTTCAACCTTTATAGGCTTAGCCTCTTCAGGTTCGAGCGTGACCGGTTCACATACAAGAGACACCTTTTCTCTGATCTCTTCCATGCGAAGAGGATCAAAGGCTGCTGTCTCGATCTCTGTGGTCTCACCGATCTTGTGAAGTCCCCTGCCATCC